AGATTCACATGAGCGTGATCCGCATCATCAACGAATATCGCAATAACCGCATTACCGTTGATTTCGTCTCCAAGGATGGAACCAAGAACGAGGCTCTCGCTGAGACCTGCAATGGTCTGTACCGCGCTGATGAGCAGGATAGTGTGGCCGACGAGGCTTTCGACAATGCTTTCGAGGAAGGTGTTGGCGGTGGTTTCGGTGCATGGCGTCTCCGCACCACATATGAGGACGAGGAAGACGACGAGAACGAAAAGCAGCGCATTCGGTTCGAGCCGATCTATGACGCTGACAGCTCCGTGTTCTTCGATCTGGATGCAAAGAAGCAGGACAAGAGCGATGCCAAGTACTGCTTCGTTCTCTACTCGGTAACGCGGGAAGCCTATAAGGCTGAGTGGAACGATGATCCGACTACGTGGCCGAAGGAAATCCATCAGTACGAGTTCGACTGGGACACTCCCGATGTTGTGTTCGTCGCTGAGTACTATCGCGTTGAGGAAACCCGCGAGACGGTTCGTATCTTCCAGACCATCGATGGCGAGGAAGAACGCTACACGCAGGCCGACTTTGACGCAGACGAAACTCTAGAGGAAACGCTTCTGGCTGTCGGCACGGTTGAGGTGCGCCAGAAGCGGGTGAAGCGCCGCCGGGTGCATAAGTACATCATGAGCGGTGGCGGCATCCTTGAGGATTGCGGTTACATTGCTGGTAAGAACATCCCGATCGTTCCCTATTACGGCAAGCGCTGGTTCGTTGATAACGTCGAGCGCTGCATGGGCCACGTGCGTCTGGCGAAAGACCCGCAGCGTCTCAAGAATATGCAGCTATCCAAGCTGGGTGAGATCAGCGCGCTTTCGTCCGTTGAAAAGCCGATCTTGCTTCCTGAGCAGGTCAACGGCCATCAGGTGATGTGGGCGGAAGATAACATTCGGAACTATCCGTACCTGTTGGTCAACCCGATCACTGGTCCAAACGGCGAGCAACAAGCTGCTGGTCCCGTCGCTTATACCAAGTCATCTGACATTCCCCCGGCGATGGCCGCACTGCTTCAGCTTACTGAGCAGGACATGGCCGAGATCCTCGGGAACAATCAGCAAGCCGATAAGATGGTCAGCAACATCAGCGGTAAGGCCGTTGAACTGATCCAGACGCGGCTTGATATGCAGTCGTTCATCTACATGACCAACATGGCCAAATCCATGCGCCGTTGTGGTGAAATCTGGCTGTCGATGGCTAAGGACATTTACGTCGAAGAAGGGCGTAAGATGAAGGCCGTTGACCAGATGGATCAGGTTTCTTCAGTTGAACTGATGAAGCCCACGATTGACGCTGAGACCGGTGAAGTCGTTTATGAGAACGATCTAAGCAAGGCCACGTTTGACGTTGCGGTTGATGTTGGCCCGTCCTTCACCAGCCGCCGGGAAGCTACTGTGCGCGCTCTCACTGGCATGATGCAGGTCACTAGCGATCCTGAAACCCAGATGATCCTTCAGTCTATGGCTATCATGAACATGGACGGCGAAGGTATTGGCGACATCAAGGACTTCTTCCGACAGAAGTTGGTCCAGCTTGGCGTTGTGAAGCCGACTGAGGAAGAACAGCAGGCTATGCTTGAGGCTATGCTGGCTCAGCAACAGAATCAGCAGCCAGATCCGCAGTCAATCTATCTGATGGCAGAAGCTCAGAAGTCCGAGGCTCTTGCTCGCAAGGCTCTGGCTGATACCGAGTTGACGCTTGCCAATGCGGAAAAGGCAAAGGCAGATACGATCTCAATTCTAGCCGATATTGATAAGCCAGCTAATAATCCAAAAACCGAAGTGAAGATTGAGGAAGTCGATCCGATTAAGCAGGAAAAGGATCTGCTTGATATCGAAAGTAAGCGCTTTGATTTGGCCATTAAGGTTAAGCAGCTTCAGGAACTTGAGACTAAAGTTGACAGCATGAAGGCTCAGGTTGATGCCGCTAAGGTGCTTGCTGAAGCCAGCCAGAATATAACTGGAGCAGTTTCTCAAATCGATAATGGCGTTAAGGGCTTTAAGGATGCCGTTGAAACAATGTCAAAGAATCAAAGAGAGACTGCCAAGGCTGCAATTGAAGCCGTGAAACGCCCAAAGCGCGTCATTCGTGACAAGGGCAAGATTGTTGGGATCGAATAAGGAATAGATTATGGCCAACGCACTTTACCCTAAGTGGAAGGAGCAGCTGCTCCAATTCACTGCTAATAACAACCTGTCGGCGGGCACTGTAAAGGTCGCGCTTGTGACGGCTGGTTACACGTATTCCTCGGCGAACCAGTTCTATAGCAGCGTTTCTGCGTCTGTTGTCGGAACGCCGCAAACCATTGGCACTAAGACGTTCACCAATGGCGTGTTCAGCGGCGGTAACGTGACGTTTACCGCCGTTACTGGCTCACAAGTTGTGGCCCTTGTCATTTACATCGACACAGGTACGGCAGCCACGTCTCCGCTGGTGGCTTTCATCGACACAAGCGTCACCAACCTTCCCGTCACGCCGAATGGCGGCGACATCGCTATCACATGGAATGCTTCCGGCATCTTTGCGCTGTAAGATATGCCGGTGTGGTCAGCGCGCTCCAAGCGCGCCTGAGGAGTGCTAAATGGCTGACAATACAATCCTGAACCCCGGTACTGGCGGCGATAATATCGCCACTGATGAAGTATCGACCCTTAACGGTGCCGCATCATCGGGCGTGAAGGTGCAGCGCGTTAAGGTGATGTATGGCAGCGAGAATGATGCGCGAGATGTAGATACTTCGTTCCCGCTTCCTTCTCGCGTCATGGGGCAGACGCTCGACACAGCAGGATTTTCGGCGGTCGGTTCGTCGGTCATTGACGACTTCTTTGTCCAGACCCCGTTTACCGGCACGGGCGTTAGCTACAACCAAGGTTCCGGGTCGATAAACATCGTCGCAGGGACCACCGCGAACGCAGAGTTTCTGGCGCGGTCGCAGCGGGCTTTTCGCGGCTCTATGCGTATGCGGCACACGATCATTTCGTCTGCTCGCATCGCAAACAACAACTTCGCAGTGCTGCTGGCTGATTTGATAGGTGAAGGTCTCGCGGTTACGGTCAACTCGGCAACCTCGATCACTGTCACTATTCCGGGCCACACGTTCACCTCGCAGAACGTGGGCCAGTTTGTGCTGGTCGGTGCGGTCTCTGGTGTTGCGGGTGTTCCGGGCCGCTATGCGATTGCCTCGGTAGTTGCTGGCACCTCAATCAACCTGACTGTGGCTGGCTGGCCTGCCTCTGGTTCGGGCACAGCAACGCTGTTTGGCCGGAACTACATCCGCAACCTCTTCAACGGCACGACCGCGACAAACTTCTCGGTTGATGCACAGCGCAATGGCTGGGCATCTGGCGATACGACTGCTGGTATCACCACAACCGCCTCACCGGGCGTCATGGTCCAAGTTGAAGTGACTGGCCGCGAGGTATTCTGGTCTGAATCACTAAGGGCAAGTTCTCTCACCCCGAACGTAACGACCCGCGCTTCGCGTTATGAAAACATCCCTGAAGGCACGGTTAACCTCTACGTGTTCCTGTGGAGCTACAATGGCACTACGAACCCCGCTTCATCGACCACTTGGACGCTCGGATCGCTTGCGATTGAGAACTTTCAGAACGCTCCGTTTTATATTCAGGGCATCCGTTCACAGGGCAGCGTGAATGCACTGCCAGTATCGTTTCCGACTGCACAGACTGTTAGCGTCACCGCGATTGCTAATGCTTTACCCTCTGGCACCAGCATGGTCGGTCATGTCGGCCTGACCACTCCAGTCTTAGTCCAAGATGTTTCGGCAACGGCTATTACTTCGTCTGCAAACCTTTTAGCAGTATTCAATCCTTGGGGTGCTGCAAATGAGTTTAGTATAACAGTTACGGCTGTATCGGGCACATCGCCTACCTATGACGTAGTTGTGCAAGAGAGTGTTGATAACGGCTCGAATTGGAATGACGTTTACCATTTCCCGCGCATCACAGCCGCTGGGTCTTATCGCTCACCCGTAATCCCTAACAAGTCGAGCAACCAAGCGGGATTTTATAGGTATGTGCAAACAGTCGGTGGAACCACACCTAGTTTTACGCGCACCGTTCGGCACAATGCAAGTAGCTGGACTGGCGCGGCGATGATCCGCCGCATCTTTGATCGCTCGCTGAATAGCACCCAAGCCCTCAACAGCATCACCACTACTGCGGCAGGCACACCACTTCAGGTGCATGAATGCACCAACCTTCAGCTTGCGATCAGCGCAGGCGCAATCACGACCACCGCCCCCGCGCTTCAGCTCCAAGGCAGCAACGACAACGGTGTTTCGTGGATTAGCATCGGCACACCGCTGACCGCAGTTGCAAACAGCACGGTCCAGACCACGCTGGTCGATGTGAACTATGAAATGGTCCGCGCCATCGTCACGACCGCAGGCAGCGGCGCAACCCTCAACTACGTCGAAATCAAGGGGTTCTGAGAGATGCGTAACTACGATACTACAAACGGCAAGCCGTATCCTCGCGTCTCGCGCATCGAGATCGACTTTGCCGAAGACGGTTCAATCAACGGCGTCTACCACCAGCGCACCGCTGTCGTGATCGACGGCAAGGTCATGTATATCGACAATCCCGCCGAAGAGTGTGGGTTCACCTACAGTCTTGCAGATTATGCGATCACTGCACCGCTTGTTGCGCCATCGACCGGCGCTGATATGGGCGGCAATGTCACGGTGGGCCAGACGCTAGTATCTATTCTGGCATTGATCCGACGCGATCAGAAGCTGCGCGACGGCGGCTAATGCACCTCGCGTTCTACACCGGCACCCGGAAGGGGCTTCACGGCCTTTTCAACCGGGCAATACGCTGGTGGACGCGGGGGCCGTTCAGCCACGTTGAACTAGTTTTCTCTGACGGAGTATCGGCCAGCGCATCGGGGGTCGATCACGGGGTTCGCTTCAGGACAATCGACTTTAACCCGGCACGTTGGATCGTCGTCCCGGTGGCTGGTGATGAAGCAGAGGCCCGGCGCTGGTTTGAAGCGAACGCTGGCAAGGGCTACGATTACCTCGGATTGTTCGGCTTCCTATGGAGGCCCTACGATGGCGGGCGTGATAAGTTCTTTTGCTCGGAAGCGGTAGCGGCTGCGCTTGGCTACTCGGATGGGTGGCGGTTTGATCCTAATACGCTGGCGGCTGTAGTCACACGGGGGAAGTAAATGTCGCTAGTTACGCTTCTCCAGCTTAATCTACAGGCAACTGGCACGGTAACGCTGTTGCCGAGCCTGTACACTAACAGCAACACGTTCTACTCGG